GTGTGCCATTCACTTCATGGCGCACGAAAAAGTCGAATGGTACGTCGTACGCAAGCGCGCCGACATACTATCGTTACTGCACCCCTGGCTCTTAGATTTACTTACTAAGCGCGCTACGGGGTTAGAAGGGTTCAGTCCTGTTGTACGGCGCTGGACTTGTGGGTGGTGCGACTTCCTGAAAGTTTGTCCTGAGGGGAAACAGAGTAATGGCCAAAGGGAAGGCGACCGAGTCATCGAAGAAGGACCTGTGGGAACTTCAGAGTAAACTCTGGAATCAGCCTGTTGGAGATTTTGTAAGCTTTTTACAGGGCATTGGCGGAGACAAAGTTTCAGCCCAGGGCAGTTTTGTAATCAAACTCTGCTGCCCGTTTCACGCCGATAACAGTCCCTCTGCATTTATAAACTTACAGCAGGGCTTTTTTAAGTGTTATTCCGGGTCATGCGGCAAATGGACCCGCGACCCTATCCAGCTGGTTAGAGCCTTAGATAAAGGCACGTATGACCGTGCCACTGAGATACTTAGGTCTAACTTCGCGGCCACGTTTACTAAACTTAAGCGCGAAGACCTTAAGTGGTTTGGGCTCGTTGATTCTGAGCAGCGGCGTGCGCGGTTGATCTCAGAAGCGTGTCACACGTACGCCTGTAACGTATGGCAGAGCAGCGCAGCACCTGAGCTAGCCAAGCAGGCGCGTGATTGGCTCAAGACTACCCGCCGTATTGATGATATCGCCTTGATTGGCTGCGTGGGAATGTTGCCCCGTGAGCCTGACCTGGAGAGGATTCTAGACTCCCTAGGCGCTACCAAGGAAGATAAGCAGGCTATTAAAGAGACCCTCGGCGCTTATCTCAATACTACATACACGGACTCAGTCGTATACACTTACGGCGAGTCCCCTGAGAAGATTACCGGCTTCAAGTTCCGCATCCCCAATGCGGATAAAACATCCATACGCTTCGAGAAGGTAAACAAGGAATACGAAGGCACCGGCGTCTTTGGCGTCACGATGGGTAGCTATGCACACCTTATCGCGAATGACAAAGTAGATACCTTCGCAGTAGTCGAAGGAGAGCACGATCAGATATCGCTATATCTGGAGCAGCTTAAGACCGGTATTATCGATAAAGTTGTAGTCGCAGGTGGCGGGCAAGGACACAACGGCGTTGCGTTCATGGCCGCGCTAGGTTTTAGTAAGTGTGACGTAATAGGCGACGATGACCTGGCTGGTCACGCATACGCTGAGAATCTGATAAAGAAGTCGTCAGTCATAAATTTCAGGGTGTTTTCGTATCCGTCTACGATTAAAAACCCTAAGCACGACGACAAGATCGATCCCGATGAGGCTATCTATATCCACGGAGGCGCTGCAGTACTCCAGGCTATAGCCAACCCAAAGAACTACACATACGCTTACGAGTGGTGCCACGGACGAGCCGTGCAGGCGTTGTCCGCTGCCAGCAAAGATGACGTAGTCACCCAGTTAGACGCTGCTGTTGACTACGGACAGCTGTTGCACACCGAGACCGAACAGCGCGCGTTTGCACAGCTGTTCGTGGCGGATTATCCGAAGCTTACGATTGGTGAGATTCTTCAAGCTATATCGAAAGGCGATGACACGCCTCTAGCGTTTATTGACCGGCTTACGTCAGCTATTGAGCGCCAGTACATACCGCTTTATCACGATATTGGGTCTAACAGCCTTCACCTGTGGCAACGAGATTCCCGTAACGAAATAACTCTAGACCTCGACCTTCCTAAGAAGGCGCTGTCGCTGTTTCAGACACGCATCGGTGGCGTATTCTACAACTGGGCTAAGGAAGAAGTCGGTCTTCCTGGTTACTTCCCTGACGTCAACGATCCTTCCACAGGACCTGACGCGTTCGACAAAGTAAACCAGAAGGTCGAAGAAGCACTAGTTTATTCGTTTTCTAAGTTAGCGCACCGGGCTGCTAATCGTGTATCGCTCATGGACCAGGGCATCCATGCGGGCGACATTCTTACAACGCACATAGCGTACATGATTAACGGTAATAACCATTACCGCATCGAGTACTCAAAGACAGACGCCACGCTGTCGAGCGTTACCCGCCTCACGGCTCCTGTAGATGGCACTAAAGTATTCGTCGTAGATGAGTCGCGGCTATTCTACAAAGACCCTAACGAGGGCTGGTTTCCTTACGATCTCGAAGAGTTGTTAAAGACAAAGCCGCAATACACGCCTTATGAGACCATCGATCTCATCGCGAATATTCTGCGGGATACGTTTTCTTTTGCTCGCCCAGATACTGATGCACTCTACTGCGCGTTGTTGACGTTCTATCAGTACGTCTTCGACAGCATGCAGAAGCTGTGCATGACCCACATACGCGGTGAGTTCGAATCAGGTAAGTCAACGCTAGCTTCCGTTGTAGCTAACGGTGAGCAGATTAGCGGGTACAACTTCGCGTTCTCGTCTCACGTTACAGACAATTACACGCTTGCTGGCGTATTCAAGAATTACGCAAACAAGCGCGTCATGGCAATCCTTGACGAGTTCAATGACCCGGATGACGGGTCCAAGGAGTCCGCTAGCCGTCAGGGCATCCTGGCTAGCATCCGCGGTCTTGCTACGCGGGGTAGCGCTGAACGCATCTTGGGTAACTCCGAAACGTCCAAGCGCGTAGAGGAGTTGGCTATTCCGTTCGTGTTGTTGGGCGCTACGTTGTTCAGTAACCCCATGGATGGCTCCCGCTTCAATCAGATTGAGCTGCAGAAGCGGTCTAAGTTAGTAAGCATTGGCGAAGCTTTGCGTAAGTACGAACCCGTCGTAGAGGCACTACGTAAGGCGGTTGCGTACCACTCAATTCATCTACTTCCTACGATAGCCGCCAACTACAAAAATCTATACAAAGCTGTAACGCACAATCGGCCGGACAAGCCGTTTACAATTACGCGTACTCACGAAAACTTGATGCCGCTTGCAGCTATCTGCGATGCATGCGGATTTAATGGTATTCAGTTCATCAAGGATTTCCATGCAGTACGCGCCGATCAGGCCAAAGAACGTGAAGAAGTTTCGCCTGCACAGAGCTTGTTCAACGCCGTGTTGTACAGCTCTAACTTCGAAGTAGACATTGATTCTAAGCCAACGCGCCGGTCGTTGTCGGCGTTGTTAGGACGTGCAGATTGGCGAGAGCTAATCAACACGTCTGACCGAGGTGTTTTCTTTGACGAGAACACAGGGTTCCTTGCAGTAGTGTGGCCTCAGGTTAGACAGTGTCTGCTGGGTGCGGGTTACCAGCGCACGTCTACAGCGGCACTCCGAACCATGGCTTCAGGTTCCAGACAGTACGTTCCTTTCGACTTCGCAGATTCTCGCGGCGCTGTAAAGCGGCTGCGTGTCATGGGCATGTCTTCGGACAAATTCAATATTACGTTCTTTGATGTAAACGAAACTATCAATACGGTAAAGACCGCTCACGAAGAGTTGGCCAAAGAGGCTGCGGCTATCACTGGCGCAGTTGTAGTGACGCCTGCTAAGCCCAAGAGTAACAACCCGCTAGACGGAATGGATTTGTGAGACCTCAAGAACCTAAGTCCACTCTCTGTACTGGTTGCCCTCGATACAACAACGCCCGCTGTACCCCAATGTCGCAGCCCACTGCTAAGGGCTGCGACGTACTAATTATTGGGGACCAACCCGACGACAGGTCCGCGATTAATAACAGCCCGTTTCATGGGCATGGAGGAGCAGTCCTTCGTAAAGCTTTAGATACCGTACGGAATTCTAATAAGCTGGCGTACACGCAGATAGACGTACGTACTATCTACGCGGTGCAATGCATGGATACTGACGACTCTCCGCCCAGCAAGGCTGTGATGTCTCAGTGCTCTGTGTACATGCTGTCTTTGATTCGCGCCTGGAAGCCTAAGGTTATCATTGCCCTAGGCTCTGTAACCATGCGTCAGCTTGGCTTTAAGCTGCAGTTCAAAGACTCGCGAGGCAAGCTATACACACACGCAGACTCAGGCACGCCCGTAATTGTTAGCTTTAGCGAACGCGCGCTGATGGCTGCTCCAGGATTGTTTGACACGTTCAAGATTGATGTGTTGAACGCGTTCAAGCTGGCTACAGATGGTGTAGCCGCTAAGCCGACGCTAGAGCAGCTTACCGAAGAATACCAGTTTCCTAAGACAATTGATGAAGCTCTGCGCGTATGCGATGAGATAGAAGCGTACTCGTTGAAGGGTGACCCCGGAAACTGGGCAATCTCTGTAGATACTGAAACTACTACGCTTCGACCAGAAAAGCAGGACGCGCGCATCATTGCGTTCTGTTTCGGGTGGAATTCCAAGAAAGCTACGACAATTGTATTTGATCATCCACATATGGATGAAGAGTACAAGCTGCGCTTGCCCGAGTTGCACGCACGCATCGCACAGCTGTTAGCTAGCCCTAAGCCTAAAATCCTGCATAACTCTAAGTTCGATTTAAAGTTCATCGAGCTTAAATACAATATCCCGGTCAATAACGTACGCTGGGACACGCTGCTCGGTGAGCACTTACTGGATGAGGACAAGAAAGGCAACTACGGTCTAAAGGCCCTGACCGCAGGCTTCTTGCCGCATTACGTGGGCTACGAGGACCACCTCTACGATATTCTAAACGCAGAAGAGTCGGTATCCGAGGCCGAAGAAACTGCTAAAAAAATCGTAGACTTAGAGAACATACTCAAAGACGAGTATCCTGAATACCTGGAATCTCTCCGGTCATATCAGAAGCAGCTGCAGGACTATGAAGCGGGCCGCGTAGACGAGATCGAACAGCAAAAGCTGTATGACACGGCTCTAGAAGATTACACCTTCTGTAAGAGCACTTACGAAGGCCGCATGGCGGCGTGGCAGGTAGAGATAGATGCGTGGCCTGCAGGTAAGCGGGGCAAGCCCAAGAAGCCCACTAAGTGGTTTACCAAGCCTGAAAAGTTAACGCTATCCAAGAAGCCTAAGCCGCCAGAGGATCCGCGGTCTAAGAAAGAAAAGCAGATCTCAGAAGACGCCGGTTTTGAGAACGTACCTGTACACGACCTGCAAGTGTACGGGGCTATCGATGCCGACGTGACGCGTCAGTTGGTTCTGGTGCAGCAGTCCCGCATTAAGAACGAGAAATCCAAGGTCGGGGGTCTTATGACTACCCATGCTGTTCCAGCTTCTAGAGTGCTGGGGCGTATGGAGTATTACGGCACTCGCGTTGACCAGAAGTACATTGATGTTCTGGATACGGGGCTACGAGAGATAGTAGAAGTCACCGACCGCGAATTGTACTTGATGACGGGTGCCACCGACGCAGCGGGGCAACCAATCAATCTTAACAATCCTAGAACGTTAGGTAATATTCTATACAACGCTGGCTGGCATTTGCCTGACGGCACGCGTATGGAGCCTTACGAAGCTATCGAATACACTAAGAAGCAGCAGCCCAGTACGTCTGAGAAGGTGCTGCGCACATACATCGATTACGAGGACAAAGAGCGTACGATACCTACGCCTAAAGCGTATTTTGCGGAACGGCTCCTTCGGTGGAGAAAAGCTAGCAAGGCACTCAACACCTTCCTTGCTAACGTGCGTGCTCTGTCCAAGCGCGACGGGTTCCTACATACCCAGTTTCATCTTAACGGCACAGGTACCGGCCGTCTGTCTAGTTCAGATATGAACATGCAGAACGTACCGAAATACTTAGCCGGTTGGAACATAAAGAAATTGTTCGTACCCGACGACGATTCGCACTTGATAGTCAACATGGACTACAAGGGCGCAGAGGTACGCGTATTCACAGCGTATGCACGGGATACAGCGCTCATCAAGGCCCTTAATGAAGGCCTAGATATGCACAGTTTCTTCGCCTCTAAAGTATTCGGAAAGCCATACGATTCTTACGCTAATCGGGATAACCCTGCGTACATACCCGACGCGAAAGAACGCAAAGCCCTAGACAGCGAACGGTCCAAAATCAAAAGGGTTGTGTTCGGTATTCTTTACGGTGCCGGGCCTATGAAGATTGCTGAGACAATTGGGGTTACACCCCAAGAAGCAGAAGAGCTAATTAATCTTCTGTATAAGATGTTCCCGGCCATCAAGACATACGCAGATGATGTAGAGAAGGAAGTCCTGGCTAATGGCTGGGTAGACACTTACTTCCACCGTCGCCGCCGATTTCCTCTAGCTAGTATCAACAGACATAAGAGCCGCGCAGTGCGCCAGGCCCGTAACTTCAAGATTCAGTCAACCAGCTCTGATATCGTCATCTCGCAGTTGATCGAGATTGACGAACCGCTTCGTAGGGACATGGGCGGTCGCTTACTTCTTACGGTGCACGACTCTATTGTGCTCCAGTTTCCTAAGAAGTACGTGCATCAGCTTAACGATTTCTTGTTAAAGTACGCAGAACACCGCGTTAGCGAAAAATACCCCTGGTTGCCTGTACCGTTTAAAGTAGACATCGAAGTAGGACCTAACTACGGAGAGTGCCAAGCGCTAGATAAGTACCTAGCCAAGCATCCTTTCGTACCGGTGCAAGAAGGAGTAATTGAAGAAGATGAGCTCCTCACAGAACTCAAAGAAGACGCGTTTTCGGAGCATGGAGGTTAAGCAGTTTGAAAAGTACGGCGCGCGCTTTGAGATTGCATTAGCCACGGAAAAGCGTCCTGAGTGGAAGCAGGTCTACCGCCTTCCGGACGGAACGCCTGTAGACACCCAGGACGCCGCGTGGTCCTCCAAGGTGCCCCTGGGCACTTCCTTGGTAGTGGACTGGGAGCTTAGCGGCTGTGAGGCCGTACAGACCTACGTAGCCTCGGTCACCGTGTACGACGGAGAAGATTGTGTAGAGGGTGCGCCGCTAAGCGTTCTAAGTACTGCGGATGGCCCCATACTAGGTATTGTGCTGCAAGAGAATGCGCAGGTACTTACGCTGTTAGACCCGTGCGTAGTAAGCTTCGATGATGTAAACGGCGCAATCAAACTGCTGCCCATTTTTAACGTAGCGCGTACGGTACAGATTAACAATGTGTGCATCCGGGCAGTATCACCGCCGTCGGAGCTACTGGTAACGGCGTATCCTGGATTCATGATTAAGAATAGAATGTCTACGCACTAAGCTTGTACTACGAAGACGTAATACTCGACAAAATAACGGCAGCAGGGTTTATCCTTGCTGCCGTTATTTTTTAGCTCAGCGTTCGCCGTTGTAGGTAAACAGCGGATCCATAGTCATGTATTTAGCTGCCATCCAACCGAATATTTGAGCGTGTAGACAGTCATCAGGCTGCGAAGGTGCGTGCCGCCATACTTTACGCCCTGACGCAGTAACTTCCTCATATTCATTGAGCAAGTCTTTAATGGGAATCTGCATCTGACGTATGTTTGGAAATATTACGCCTTGGCGTTTTAAAAACATGAAGTAGTGATCAATCATGGTGGTTCTGTCCGCTAAGAACCTATCCAACTTATTCCAATAGAACGGGCGTACGTTTGTTCCGCCGCCGCCGCTTGAGCTGCCACGGTACTGCACCTGCATTGCGCGATGAGGTCCTAACCGCTCCCTCAAATTAGCGTTGGCTAGTGCGCCTTCACCGGCGTCACCGAACACCAAAGTGACGTTGTACCGATCACATATCTCACAGATGTGATCGATAACACCGCCAGAGATCGGATTAGTCTCTGGGTAAACCTTGTAATACAGGGTCTTAAGGCGGTGGCTGTGTAACTGGCCGCCCTGCGTAATACCCCACACCCAAAGTACGGTGCGGGAGGTTGTGTTAGCCATACCACCGCCGGACCAGTCTACTCCTGCAACAATTCCTTTCAAATCTTGCATCAATAGATTGCTGGCAGGGAAATCAGAAATATCATACGGCTGGCACATGCCCTCTAACTCTTCTTTAGAGATAAGGCGCGTGCCTACTGCATCCGATACGCCCATCACCTCGTTTTTAAACTTAGAAGGCGGGTAGGCCTCGTGTTTTTCTAAAATACGCCCCCAGCGTTTTTGCGCTAATTCTTGGTTCTTCAAGTCAGGGGGCATGGCCGCAGGTATATTCTTAGGCAGAATAACCTGAGGAACATGGAATCCCTTTATACGTTTACCCGTGTGTCCTTTGGGGTATACGTGCGTATCTATCCACTGCCCGGTACGTACATTTACGTAACCGCCGCACTTCAGACAGATGACTCCGTTTTTGCCTAAACAACGGTCATCTATGTAATATTGGTATTTGTTACACTTATCACACTTTACTACCCACTCTGTCTGGGTACTCCACTGCCACAACTGCTCTATGGTATTTTCCATAGACTTAGGAGTGCCACAGTACGTTTCGGAAGCGTGATCGGAGTTAGACATGCACTCGTTGATGACAGGGATTACCTCGTCATAAAGAATGTCTTGTACCTCATCGTAGGCTACGCGGTCTGCTGATACGCCCCGCACACGGTCAGGGTCATCGCTCGCGTAGCTGAACGCAATCTCGGACCCGTTGGTAAACATCTTCTGGAATACGCGGCTGGACAGGTCTTTAGACACCCAGCGTTTGCGTATATCCGGAGAATAGAAAATGGTCTTGCCGACACGGGTCTGAGAAAACTTTGTAGTCTGCTCTTGACTGGGCGCTACGAATAAACTCTTCCAGTGCGGTCGCGTACAAGCTTCCGCAATCAAGAAATTAGATAACGTCGTACTCTTAGCTACCTGCCGCGCTGTCTTCAGGAGCAACCCGTCGTATACACCGTCGTATACGTCGTTATAGAAAGGATAGTCCGCTAAGTTAAACGGCTTGCCGTCTAAGTACAGCAACGCTGTGACCCAGTCAGAGCGCTTAACTACTAAGTCAGATGTCATTAATTATTCACTAGTTGCGGTATAAGTGATTGTACTGTTTGCGCTGTAGCTACCGCAAACACTCTATTACTAAAGGAAAGCCATGGCAACTGATAAGAAGGAAATGGTAGATCCGTGGGAGAAGTTGGGTATCGCCCCGACTTCAATTGGAGCAGTCCCGGAGCTGCTCGACGTGGCTTGGGAGATGCACCCCAAGTTCACTGTATGTCTGGTCGGTGAGACCGGTATCGGCAAGACGCCGATCGTGCACCAGTGGTGCGCTAAGCGTAGCGGCTATATGAAGGTGCTGAACTTCGGACACATGAGCCAGGAGGAAATCTCCATGATCATGTTCAACGAGACCGGCACCGAGTTCTCTTTCGTGCCCCCGAGCTTCCTAGTGGAGCTCAATAAGCAGGCTGAGGAGAAGGGCTGCGCGGTCCTGTTCCTCGACGAGTGGAATCGCGGCGACAAGGCACTAGTGAACGCACTGTTCACTCTAACCGACGAGCGCCGTATTCATGACTGGCACCTGCACCGCAACGTGCTGGTGGTGGCCGCCATGAACCCCAGCGACGGCTCCTACCTCGTTAACGAGGCCGAGAAGGACCACGCCATTCGCAAGCGCCTCTGCATGGTGTACACGAAGCACGACCTCATGTCGTGGCTCGACTACACCAAGAAGAGTGCGTGGCACCCTCTGGTCCCGGATTTCATCACCGGGGCGAACAGCTTCCTGTATGACACGGGGGCCAGGGACGCAGGGAAGGCATTCCCTTGCCCGTCAAATTGGGAGAAAGTCTCCCGTATCATGCTCGCGGCCGAGAAGGCCAAGATCGACATCGCAGGGCCGGCCGTAAAGACCCTGGTCGAGGGTCAGATCGGAACCGTCGCGGCCTCCAAGTTCATGGAGTTCGTGGCTGACCAGAACACGCTCATTCAGCCGAGCGAAGTTCTGAACGACTACAAGCCGCACAGCGGTGTGCGGCGGCGCGTGGCTGCGCTGCTTAACAGCACCATTAACAAGGAGGGTAAGCTGGTCGCCAAGGACGACGCTGCCTCCAACCGTAGCTCCATCCTGTTGGAGCTGTGTCGCGGTGTGGCCGTTGAGCTGTTCAGTGGACAGCCCGACCCGGCCAAGGTCGCGCCTTATCTGGCGCAGTTCATTGGGGACCTCCCCAACGAGATCCTGTCGGTCTTTGCGGTTGAGCACCTCAAGCAGGCCGCAAACGACAAGGGCGTCGCCGGCGAGAAGTACCTTCAGGCGATTAGTGCGGCCATGCAGCCGTACGACGCCTACAAGGCCAAGATGAAGGTGATCATCACGGCCATGCGGGAATACAAGGTAGCAGCGGGCCTGACACGCTAAGCGCCTAAATCAGTCAATTCTCGCAGCAGTCTGGCTTTCTTCTCATTGAAGTGAAGCTGGACTGCTGCGAGTTTGGCTAACTGCACACCAAGCGCGGTTTCTGGATACGGGTGGTCTTTAAGATCTACTTTGGATATCTCAGACCACGCGGTAGCTACCCGTTTTTTTAGTTCTTTTACAGACTCTGGGTAGTACTTATCTAGGGCGGCTTGAGCCCAGTGCAGCTGTTCGGGGGCATATACATACCCCTGTTGCTGCAGTTGCACTGCAGTAAACGCTACAGGTTCGCGGTCATATTCGAAGTTGCTACCAGTATAATGCAAATGTATACGGTAAGCTTCTTCGTTAGCCCACGCGATGTATTCGACAGGCGCGTCTTCTAAACCGTCGAAGTTAGAGTACTCGTTATTAAATGATATAGCTGTCTTGTCGAAGACGACTGCATCATAAATAAACCGCCCTGTGGTTACAATCGAGCGGCCCGCCAACAACTGGTCGCGGTTACCCACTGGAACATCCACGCCCATGCCGTGGAGTTCTACCCATACCGTCTCGGGTTCCCAGTTGAACCAGGCGTCTGTAAGCAACGCATCAGCCGCGCGCATGCATGAAAACGCGCAGCTGTCGTTATCCTTTAGAAGCCGCTTCGCTACGTCTTTGTTCATCCGCCTAGCTGTCTTCTAAGTACCATCTTTACATCAAGCGGCACTGTGTCAAACGCGGCCTTGAACTGCGCGGCGTCCCCAGATGCAGCTAGCTGTGCTAGCTCAGGCATGTCTACGGACTCCCACACGTCTTCGGGGAGATTCATAAGTGCACTTACCGGCATCTGTGCACCGGATACGTCGCACATGTCTTCCGCTAGCTTCTCAGTGTTAAACACGGTCTGCAGCGGGTCAGGAAGCTTGCGGTCGTAGAACTTATTAAGTCCTGCTTTTTCGTCCAGCTGTCCGATTACCGAAGCGATCTTAATTAGCTGCTTGCGATCCGAGATAGTCGCAGGGGCTGCGCTAAGCTCGGACGCCAGCTTGTCAAACGCTGCCTGGTACTTACCCGTGGTAGCAGCTGCGCGGGCCTCAAGCCAGTCGCGCATTACCGCGGTATTGCTTACCGTGAGCCCTGCCATCTTTAACGAGAAAGGCGATAGCTCTACGCCATGTGCCTTAGCCGCAGTGGTGAGGTTGCTAAACGCCTCTGCCCGCTTCTCTAGGGGAAGCTTGTCATGGTCGCGTGTAAGCACGTGCTCTGCGACGAGCACCTCGGACTTGCTGTTGATAGGCAGCCGCTCTGCGTCCGGCAGTGCGTAGGCTAGCTTAACCTGCGCTGACGCTACCTTAGGCGCTGCTACTGCGTGCTTAACGCCGAATACAGTCGCAGCCTTCTCCAGCTTCTGATCTACGTGCGCAGGTACCGCAGAACCGAGCTTACTGCGGTATAAGAGGCTGGCAACGGTATCCTCTTTAGTGTGTACGGGAAAGCGCCGTTCGTCTTCCCACGCAAAAGCGGTTGATGGCAGTGACTCAACCGTTGCTTTCTTAGCAATAAAATCTGCCTGCTTTAACATTTCACGCGCAAGCGGACGCTCTCTGGTGAGTACGTGTAATTCCGCGTAGCTAGCATCGCCATTGTATTGATCGTTAATCCGCATAGATAGCATTATAGCACAAGGAGTACTAATGCGAAGTGGTATTGAAAAGCTCAAGGTCGAAGATGACCTTACGCATGAAGAAATTTTGAAAAAGGGGAGAGATTCCGTATCTGACGGGCTGGCGTATCTAACTAGTACGCAGGTTAAGAACTTCTACGCCAGGGTTCTTTCGGGCGTTGACCGCATGCCGGTCATTGGCCTAGGCACCATGGGTGTGACTGCTAATCGGGGTAAGTATATGTTGGTATACGACCCGGTGTTTGCAGCGCGTGTCTCCTATGAGGAGTTGTGCGCAACCCTCGAGCATGAAGTTTACCACATCATTCTCGAGCATATCCCTAGGTATCTTAACCTCGTAGCTCTGTGCACGGACGAGGATAAGTACCTGCACAAGATTGTTGCTAATCTGGCCATGGACGCAGTAGCTAATGAGCTGCTGTCTGAGACATGGCCGAAGATGAGGGACAAGGACCAGCCCCTTGGGTACTGGGTACTGCCCTCTAACTTCACACCACCCCTGCCGCCTAAGCTGGCCTTTGAGAACTACCAGAAGCTGCTTTTCGAGACGCTTAAACAGCGCATGAAGAGTGACCCCAAGGACCTTTATCAGATGGCGTCGGCCATGATGAAGGACGCCATGGACAAGGCGCAGAAGGCTATGCAGCAGCTTCAACAGAAGCAGAAGCAGAGCCAGAAGCAAGAAGGCGAAGAGTCTGACAGCGGCCAGCAAGGGCAGCAAGACAGCCCCGGAGAAGAACAGCAGGGGCAACAGAGCCAGCAGGGGCAGTCCGGGGAGCAGCCAGGGCAGCAGGGGCAGCCTGGACAGACGGGAGGCTCTAAGCAGGCTGGTTCTCCCGGAGAGCCCAACCCGTACTCGCAGATGTCTCCGGAAGAGCTGCAGTCGAAAGTCGATCAGCTAGACGAGATTGATAAAGAAGTACTCAAAATGCTTCTTTCATCGATGCAGTCACACGCCATGCTTGATAGTACAAACTCTCAAGATGGTGAGGCACACCAGCTTACTGAGCACGGCCGTGAGCTAATCAAGGCGGCTGCACAGGCGCAGAAGAAGTCCCGCGGTACGCTGCCGGGACATCTCGAAGAACTCATCAAGCACATGCTGCTGCCTCCTACGGTTCCGTGGACGCAGTTCCTGCACAATCTGGTGCAGCGCACACGGCAGACTAAGAAAGAGCGCGGTATGGCCCGGCCGTCTAAGATCATTTCGGCCATGCGCAAATACGCCCAGATAGAGACTGCAAAAGCCGAGGGTAAGGAAACGCCTCTTCTTAGGCGGCTGCAGAAGTTCAAGCGCGTTCCGCCGTTTCCCGGCATCAAACAGAATAACAAATACACCATCGTATATGCCGTAGATACTTCTGGTTCTATGAGCCACAAGGAGCTTGCGGTAGGTCTGTCCGAACTTCAGCACGTGCAGAAGTCTGATTCTGACGTGAGCATTTGCGTGCTGTATGCAGACACGGCAGTGTGCAAGGAGTTCTGGATTGGACCTAACGACACAATCGACGCGTCTCTAACCGGACGTGGCGGTACTGACTTCGACGCAGTATTCGAGCACGTACAGAAGCTTATGGGCAGTAGTGAAAAAGCCCCTGACCTTCTGGTTTACTGCACGGATGGGTATGCGCCTCCTCCTACGGTGCGTATTCCTATTCCTACTGTCTGGCTGCTTACTCCGCATGGGGCACCGGTGATGCGCGAAGCAGGGCACATCACACTGCAGATGCGGGATTATCAGCTAGGCGAAGGCTACTGATTCTACAGCCACCATAAGACTAACCTCTTATGGTGGCATTTCTTATTGCTTAATTAATACACTGTTCAGTGAACCGCTGAAAGGTCAATAATGTCCAGCAATGTAGTTGTTATCAAGGTTAAGCGCTCCAACGTCGGTGGTAGAATTCCGTTTGATAAGATTTATCTTTTCCGAAAAGAGGATGAGCACCTCATCTCTGACATTTTCGGTTACGCAATAGTATTTCCGCTTACGAAGCAGCTTCTAAACTCTATTACGGATTTGGAGCCTACGACGGTATCGCAGTTTAAGCAGCATCGTGACGATGCGCTGCTTAACACCACACTGCTAGTGCCGCGTAAGGCCCAGGACCTTGAAGAGTGGTGGAATGCTACGTTCGTAGATAAGTACGACTTCAAGAACCGGCTTATCGTAATTCCGGTGTTGACCAGCAGCTTGAAGGGAAAGCTGCATCCTAAGTACTTGGCCAGTAAGGCCTGGTATTCCCGGCGCGCTTCAGGCCGTAGGCGCAGGTACCTGCCTATTGCTTCTAACCCGCGAGGACCGGCTATCTCGGATATGGCGTACTTGGCGACACCTATGGAAGCGCCTAACGATAAGATTTCTCCGGTATGCACGGTGTGCCCGCGACAGCTTCTTCAGCTTCAAGGCGACTGTGAACCGGGGCAGCCGGTTTGCTTGGAGAGTCTAGACTTCAATACTATTGCGCCTGTGGCATCTAATGATCCCGGATACTCCGACGGAGACAACCCGTTCTCCCCTGCGGACTACACCGACAATGATGAGGAGAGCTACTGATGCCCGCTTATTCTAACACCACTATTGAGATTATCGATCTACCCAGTTTCGATAAGGTCCCTGAGAAGCTGCCGTATGCCATCGATGGTATGTCGTTGGCTCACTCGCTAGGGATTAGAAATCGTACGCTCATGCATCTCATCTTGGGACGAGACAAGATGTACAAGGTGCACAAGATTCCCAAGAAGTCTGGCGGGGTGCGCACTATTCACGCCCCGGAACAGATGCTTAAGTACGTGCAGGGCAAAGTACTAGATTTGTTCTTCACGCCCCTGGATTACCCTGCTCACGTGGCTGCGTATGTTCCGGGTAAGACGACCCGCGACAGTGCAGAGGTGCACGCAGGTAAGCCCATCCTTATCGTGATGGACCTTAAGGATTTCTTCCCGAGCACGCGCCGATCGTGGATCCGTCACATGTTGCAGGCAGAATTTGGCTACTCACACCGCGTAGCCTCTCTGCTGTCCGATGTGATGACGGTCCCCGTGTCTTTTCCGCACGGCAAGCGGTATGTGGTGCCGCAGGGTGCGCCTACGTCCGGCGCTGTGTGTAATTGGGTTGCACACTACCGCATCGACAAGAAGATCCTGGCAGTCTGTGAGCGGTGGGGTATGGCGTACACTCGCTATGCGGATGATCTAGCGTTTTCCCACACAGAGCGCCTTGATAAGAAAAAGGCTAATCTGTTCATCAAGGAAATCGTGCAGATCATCAAGGATGGCGGCTATACGCTTAACAGCAAGAAGCTGCGCGTGGTACGTTCCGGGCGCCAGCAACGCCTGTTGGGCATGACAATCAACGAAAAGCCCAACATTATGCGGCTGCAGTATCGCAAGATGCGCGCACGTATCCACCAGTGTAAGCACGAAGGCTTTGCAGCTGTGGCTTCTAAGATGAATCTTGAGAGCGGAGAAAAGCTCAAGTCTCAGATTGAGGGCCAACTCTCGTATTGGCACATGATTAACCCGGTCAAGTCTGCAAAGCTGCGATTGCAGCTCGAGGATGCCTGTAGCCCGCAGGGTAACGCATGAGATACTTCACGTTGTGCGAGTTCACGCCATCTAGAGCGGGATACCGTAGTAAAAACTATTCACGCATATGGGCGCGCGCCCCAAGCGGGTTTTTGTTCCATGACACAGATGCGGC